GGGCGTGGAAGCGTAGGGTCCGTAGGAGTACGGTGCAGGAGCGTCCGAGCATGGCGCGCGACCTGCCGGACCCAGCCTTTGCGTTCGCACATGACGACGACATGCATGCGTACGTCGCACCCGTCACGCACGTGCAGCCGCGGAAGCACGGACCGACCGACTTCGTGAAAGACGACGACGCTCCTCAAAAAGATCGTTCCGTCGTCGACGCGTCGGCGGCGTTCCTGGGCAAGCCCGCGGCGCCAGCGATGGGGCTGGAACTCATAGGGTTTGATGGCATAACAGGCTCGTATTTTGCGAGCACGGCGGAGAATGAGGCCATAGCCCTTCGGAACCGGCTGACACGAGCGGTGCCGCTGCCCAGCAAGGGCATGGTGAAGTCGGCGTTCGAGACGTTGAGGCTGCGCCCGACCTGGCAGAGGTTGCTCGCGGAGCTCAGAGAACGGCCCCCCCACAGTGACGCGCAGACGTTTGCGCGTTGGGTGGCGCGGTTCCCGGGCCCGGTGGCCGACACGCTCCGCAAGGAGCGTCATCGCGTCATCACCGACGGGCACTTCCGACGGTCGGATTTCAAGTCGGGCTCTTTCGTGAAGAGAGAGACGCACATCGGGTTCAAGACTCCTCGTGGGATCATCACGTTCCGACCGGCGCAACATTCCTTTGTTGGCCCGCTAACGTGGCATGTGTCCGTGGTGCTCCACGAGGTCCTCGATGAGCCGGATGGGACGCCCGGAGCGTTTATCACCGGACAGGTGTCGGCGGAGGAGTTCGGGTTCTGGTGGGACTACTGGACGAAACGCCTGACGATCGGTGGTAAGGCCCCCTACATCCTGAGCGGTGATGGAGTGAAGCTAGACGCTCACTTCAGTAGCAACGACGCCGTGGAGTGTAACACGTTGTACTACGGCCAGACTGGCCTCACTGACTTGGAGAGGGAGGCGTCGCAGCATCTCGAACACGGCGTGTCGGGAACGAGTCGCCACGGCGTGGTCTTTAGGACGGACGATGCCATGGGCTCGGGAGCCGACGAGACCTTTCTGTTCAACACGACGGCGGTGGCGGCGAAGACGCAGGCGTCGACCACCGTGCTGCTGGGCGAAGGCCTGGCGCTCGCCGTTAACGGCGACGACGTGGCGGGGATCATAGCGGCGGCGGCGGTGGACGACGATGGCGGGCCCACCGTGTACGCCGCAGCCATGGATTCGCGCATGGAACAGATGGGATTCACCTACTCTTTCAAAATCTCACAAGACCTGAGTGAGCACGAC